GTATTTGATGTATTGCTGTTTAATACGTAAGCCAAAAGAGCCATATTAGCCGCGTCCGTCTTGACCGTGCCCGCCGTCTGTGCAGGGTAGGCAATGGTCACACTGGTTCCGGTTTGCGTCGAAATAAACTCAGGCACCACAATCGTATTCGCTCCGCCACGCCATACCGTTACGAATAGGTGATCCGCATTCGTCCATGTGCCCGAAGTCTCTGCGTTGCTTTGAGCGTGCTTGTATGCCACTAACACCGATCCGCCCGCAACGCCCGCAGAGTATGAAGTAACCCATCCGCTAGGCTTGGTAGGCACCGTACTAGAGGCGTGATTCATCGAGTGGATAACGATAAGGTCACCTGCCGCATGGCTGGGAATGCTGATCGAATCCGATAATGCCGAATCGTTACCTTGCAAGGCGATTGTCACAGAGTAGGCTCCGTATCTGCGTTACCGTCCCAGCCTTCCATAGCTGCACAATAGGCATTGTATCGGCTCGATGCAATCACCTTTTTCTCACGCTTGATCGCTCCCAATTGCATGCCGCTCAAGACAGTTGCAACGAGGTCTTTTGACGGGCTTAACTTATGCAACTCAAGTAGGCTCACAAGCCGCTTGACATGCACTGCCAGTTTCGACGAATTAGGCACCAAACCAGCCGCTTCAAATAGATAAAGGGCTTCCTGAATTTCAGGTCGCGTCAACTGCAATCCAGGTTGACCACCAAGAGCGTAAACCGCCCACTTCGAGCCGTTGTTTTCAAGTGCTGATCGAAGGGCTTCAGTGCCGCTATTGCCTAGCACGTCCGCGACTCCGCCCCATGTGTAGTTGTCGTTGTCGAGGTATTGATGCCCGACGTCGTTCAACTCCGCCCACACTTCATCGATTGTCTTAGTCTGCCAATCGTCAATCTGTTCAATCAGGTCGCTTACTCGCATTATGCACCTCTCAAAAGTTTGCCGATTTCCGTTTGGAGCGTTTCAATCTTGGCCCATAGTTTTTCTCGATCACTTCGGCATTCTTGTAAGTCTGCCCGCGTTGTTTTCTTCTCATCGACAAAGAAGCGAAACAGCACGGCTATCGCTGTAGATTGCACGCCGACGATGCCTGAGCCAATGATATAAATGAGGCTTTCCTGTGTCATTTCGCCAACTCCGCTGCAAGTCGCTCTAGTGTCATATAGCCGCTGATTTCAACCGTCTTATCGCCATCGACAACGATAAAGTGAGGCACCCTTGATACATCGTCGGGATTGCCATAAGCGAAAGTATAACCGGCGTCCGAAAACTTGCTCTGTTCGCACCGCTTCCACCGTTGGCAAGGCTCGCACCAATCCGCTGAGAATATGACAATCTCACGCTTCGCTACTTTAGGCTTGTCGCTTGGTGAGGGAGTTGGATCGACCGCAACCTCAGTCTCAATCAGCGTATTTGCGGCTTGCTCAAGCTCGCTTATCAACTCGCTCGAAGTCGGTGCAATGTCGCATTGGGTAGGATCGCTTACCGGCGGAGTTTGTGCCCAAAACAACAACGCAAAAAACAGCAATACCATAATCAAACCTCCGTGTTTGTTCATCCCAATGGCCTCGATGTTAGCCACGATACGCTACGCGGCCCTGGTAGGCTCAAGTCACTGATGCCGACAATCGATGTGTACTGATGCTTACAAAGTGCATCGATTACCGAAGGGGCAATTTCCGTCCATGAATCGTTATGGCTGTTAAGCCGCCAGATGTAATTGCGGCCCTTGCTGTCTTTGCGTCTGGAGTAGCCTGCAAATAGATACGCATGGCCTCCATCGAACCGCGTAAAGTTCACCGACTCGACAACCCCATTTCGACCATAAAAAGAATCGTTCCAAGGTGTTCCGACGTAGCAGACTCCCGCCTGCGATGCCATGTAGTTTTTAATTGCGTCGTAGTTCTCAAGCCAAGCATGCGAGCGAATCTTCATCGTCCCCGCCTTGCCTCGCATATCGTTTGTGATTAGCGTGCGTGCGTTGCCTGGATATGGAGTCTGATATGGCAAATCAGACTCAAGCAGATAGCCGAGTTCCTTGCTGATCTTTAAGCCGCTACTGATGGTCGATCCCGCATCGCGTCCAAGTAATCCATCTAGCCGCTGCGCCTCCAAGTACGAAAACAACGCCGAAAACTGCCTGGCGTCGCTCCATCCGCCGTGAGCAAGTCCCCAAAGACATTCGCCGCCGTTTGTGTTACCGAACCCGCCGCACGATCCCATATTGCCTTGCTTGTCGTGCCTGACGTACTTGCGAAAATCCATCTCTTCCGGTGCTTCGTAGTCTCGCACCGTAAAGCCAACCGGAGTTGCCGTACTTTGCAGTTCGTCGCGTCGCTCAATCGTTGGATCGTAGCCGGTAAAAAATTCGCTCACTTCGTCCGCCTCCCGATTGCGTCGATGCCTTGAGCATGCTCAAGCCGCTCAAGCCGTCGATGATGCTCAACAGAGCACATAAAAACAACAATCAAAGCAATGGACGCAAACAACAACGCCAACACCATGCCGCCGGTTAAATGCTCGTTGCGTTGTGCTTGCTTCGCTTCAAGTTCCAGCAACTTGTTTTCCAGTTCTTTGCAGTCCATTTACTTCCCTGCCTTTTCTTCAAGCATGATCTTCGCCAGTTGCTGCAACGCTTCACGCTCTGCAACCTTTCGGCCTTGGTAGTAACCCGCTCCGAAGCTAGCCCAAAGCATAGCGACCAGAAACAACGCCTTCACTATCCCGTCATCGGCAAATATCCAAGCCTCAATGTAAGTCATGACGTTGCGGATGATGCCTACCACGATTCAGCAATCCTTCGGTTGAGGTCTGCAATCTCTTTTTCGCGTCCTGTGAACTCAACTGGTAGTTTCATTTCGTCAATCGCGGAATACACCTTGTCCATGCCTTCCCGGAACTTCGCTCCAGCATTCGCCGCGATGAATTGCGTCCACTGCTCTTGGTTCACAATTTCCCGCTTTTCGATCTTGCTAGCCGCCTCTAAGAATGCCGCTCGGTATGCCGCTCGAATATTGGGCAAAGTGCTTGCTACAACGCCCTTAATGTCCTTCGGCTTTGGATCGACGTTGGCAGGCTTTTGGAATGCAAAGTAGATCGCACCAGCCGCAATTATCCAAGGCAGCCAATTCGTTTGCGGCTTACTCATCGTCGCTCGCTTCCGCTTCGATCTCAGCCTCTGCGTAGAGTTGAGCCGCCGAGGGAGCGTTGCCGTATTGGGCCTGCGGGATCGCACTCAAAAAGCCGTTTTCCTTCGCCCAGAAGTAGAGGCGGATTGCCATCTGCACCAGCATGATAACCGTCACCGGATCGAGCCCGTAGACGGTCTTTGCGTGCTGTCGGTACGCCCTGCGGAATGCTTGACGATCTCCGCCAGTCTCGTTGTAAATCTTGATCGCGTCATCGGGACGCCAAGCCGTTTCGCATCGCTTAAAGAGACTCACTTTGCCACCTCATCGGGTTTTGGCAGTGGCCGAATAGAATCGCCAACGATCCACGCTCCAACGGCAAGCACAAGCTGTTGTATCTGCTCTTCGCTCAAAGGCACCTTGTCCTTCAAGACGACAACGGCAACGACCGCAGCCGCTGCCCAAAATCTCTTCGACTTTAGCAAGTCTTGCATGTTACACCCTCCCTTGGTTCCCTGCATTGTAGCAAGTGTCAGGGCGATTGCAAACTTTGCTTAAATGATAGATCGCTTCCGTAAATCCTCAATCCAAAACTCTCCGTCCTTCGCTTGCGTTTCCGCCGCGTAGACCGCAACGGCTAATGCCGCCCAGTAGTGAGACGAAACGCCAAACAACGGCCCCGGTGCTTTCTTCGTTCCAACCACTCCAAAACGATCAATCAATGCTTGGCGAATGTTCGTGTCTTTTGCCCTCATCGAGTTGCAAAGGTGCATCTTAACCGACTTCCTTGGCACTAGCCGTACCTCGGTGCCAATCGTGCCGGCTAGCCATCCAATACCAGCCACCGTGCGAAACACTTCTTGGCCGACTGCCATGCCGTACGACC